CCGCGCAGCCCGCTCGAACGGTTTTCCCCGTTCCGCTGATGTCGTATTTCACGACGCCAGACGTAAAATAGCAGCTGTTTTAGGCGCTTTCAATTACTCTTTTCTCGATATGTGCAAGTGGGGCCCAGGGGTCTCGTCTACGCTTCGTGGCTTAGATGGGAACCTGGATTCTAAGATCCGTGAGGATCATATCAGCGTCACACAGCGGTCGCGAAAATACGCGAACATAGTCATCGGTAACGATATCCATTGGCTTCGCGCCAAGGGTATAGCTGCTGATGGTCCATGTTCACTTCTTCCGTCAGAGTTTACTCTAACAGAGGAATGTTTTATAACGACCGTACCGAAGTCTGCAAAGACTGACCGTGTTATAGCCATCGAGCCAACCTTGAACCAATATCTTCAAGGTGGACTTGGCAACTATATACGCCGTCGTCTGCGTAGAGTTGGTATCGATCTCAACGATCAGACAAATAATCAGCATGCAGCCCTTCTTGCCAGCAAAACTGGTAATATGGCTACTGTTGATCTGTCCTCGGCGAGCGATACCATCAGTAGGGAGCTCGTTTATGAGCTCCTTCCCCTTGATTGGGCCTTTCTCGTAGATGATCTTCGAAGCCATAATGCATCACTTAACGGTGACGTAGTGCAGCTTCAAAAGGTGTCTTCTATGGGTAATGGTTTCACTTTCGAGTTGGAAACGCTCATATTTTGGGCGCTTTCTAAAGCGATAAGCGAGGTTACCAATCATGGAGAATCCAGAGTCCTGGTTTACGGTGATGACATCATCCTCCCGTCTGATAGTGTTCCGCTTCTTCTCGAGATCTTTACGTTTTGTGGCTTCTCTGTTAATACAAAGAAAACACATTGGTACGGATACTTTCGAGAAAGCTGCGGAAAGCACTACTTCGACGGCGTTGACGTCTCGCCGATCTACCAGAAGGAAGTTCCAGATCAACTGGAAGAACAGTATAGGCTCGCTAATCGTCTCCGCCGTCTTGCTTTACGCAATGGCAACGGGCGATACTGCGATGCTGACCTACATACTGCATGGCTTGCTGCCATACGTAGTGTGAGGGTTCAGCACTTCGTGCCTTTATGTTCCGAAGAGGACACTGGCTTAGCCGTGGATCGTAGTGAATGTGCCCTACGGGCGCTATCTTACTCCGATCTTGGTTTTAAGCTTCCTGTTCTCATCTTCCGAGCGAAGGGTCGTGTCCTTTCGGACCACTCTTCGCTCCTGGCCTACGCACTCCGATACGAGCCTACTGAACCCTTTGAAGGGAAAGTAGCGCTCCGTCGGCGTGGCACCTATGTCTCACGACG